ATTCATATTATGGGTGAGCATGGATCAAAGCTCACGAATGTTCAACCAGGCGATGTTCAGCCTAATGCTGTCGATCTAAGACTTGGTAAAGTTTTTAGAATTCTATCTAACACTTGTACTCTATCTGAATCCCAGAAGGGACATAGAGGCTCTGTTGAGTTACAACCAGATCAATTAGGCTTCTGGCATCTTGAGCCAGGCACCTATGAAGTTGTAATGGAGAACATTATTGAAGTTGGAGAAGGCGAAGCTGGATGGGTTATTACTCGTTCAACTCTAAACCGTAATGGTGTCTTCCTAACTTCTGGTCTTTATGATTCTGGTTATCATGGTGTGATGGCAGGTGCAATGCATGTTCATTGTGGGCCATTTAGTATTCAGAAGGGAACTAGAGTGGGCCAATTTCTTTTATTCAAGGCTGAGAGTTTACATAAATATGATGGTAGTTATGGCTTGAATAAAGAGCACGATAAAAAGTATGGTGTATGATTTAATTGAACATGATAGTGCGATCCTAGAACAAGAATTGCCACTATTTAATTTTGATAACCCTCCTACTGACCCTGAAGAGCTGGCGAGAAATCTTCTCGACACAATGAGGCATCATAAGGGTATAGGGTTATCGGCAAACCAGGTAGGTCTTCCATATAGAGTGTTTATTATGGAAGGCGAGCCAGCTTTTGCCTGCTTCAATCCAAAGATAGTAGACGTTTCCGAAGAGATTGTATCTTTGATGGAAGGATGCCTATCATATCCAGGTGTTGCTGTTCCAGTTAAAAGATCAGCACACATTCGTGTTCGATTTACAGCACCTAACGGTAATACGATGACAAGGAAGTTTACTGGCATGACTGCTAGAATCTTCTTGCATGAGTATGATCATCTACAAGGAATCAACTTCATGAGAAAGATGCACCCAGTGCATAAAGAAAAAGCTCTGAGACAGTTGAAGAAGTATACACGTTATTTGAAAAACCAACAGAGGTAATTATAATGAATATTAAGATTGTTAAATTAGTAAACGGTGACGAGATCATTTGCGATCTACAAGAAACCAAAACAAAGTTAAAGCTCAATAAGCCATTGCTTCTTGCTTTCCAGGAAAACCGTTTGGTGTTTGTTCCATTTATGCAGTACACAACAGCAATGGAAGGTTTTGAACTCCTTCCGGCAGGTGTTCTATTTGTCACGAATCCAGTCGATTCGCTAATCAATGATTATCAAATGGCTACTAGCCAGATCCTAACTCCTCCACAGGCTGCAGGTGGTAAGAAGAGTCTCCTTCGCGCAGTGGAGTAATAAACAATGGAAATTAAAATTGAAATTGAAGAGTTGCGAAAGAGGTCACTCTTTATAGCAACTCCAATGTATGGTGGCCAATGCCATGGCAACTATACAAGATCAATGTGTGATCTAACTGCACTTTGTGTGAAGTATGGCATTAACATGAAGGTCTATTATTTGTTCAATGAGTCCCTCATTACCCGCGCCCGTAACTATTGTGCTGATGAGTTTATGAGAAGCGACTTCACCCACATGATGTTTATTGACTCGGATATTGGATTTGACCCTAACGATGTTATTACATTGCTGGCTCTTCAGTCTGATGAGTCACCATTTGATATTATTGGCGGTCCATATCCTAAGAAGTGTATTTCTTGGGAAAAGGTTAAGCAAGCTGTTGATAAGGGTGTAGCAGATGAAAATCCAAATGCTCTTGATCAGTTTGTTGGCGATTATGTCTTCAATCCAGTTATCGCTAAGGATGGTCCAACTCAGATTAAGCTAAGTGAGCCAGCCGAGGTACTAGAGATTGGTACAGGCTTTATGATGATTCGAAAGAATACATTTAAGAAGTTTGAGGAAACATTCCCATACCAGTCATATAAGCCTGACCATGTCCGTACAGCTCACTTTGATGGTTCAAGAGAGATCTTCGCTTTCTTTGATACACCAATTGATGGTAAGAGAATGTACATGGGTGCCGAGCTAAAGGCATATTTGGAAGCTAATCCAAATGCAACGCCTGATGATATTGTTAAGTTTGTTGATGATCCTAACAATACTATCCTTAGACAGTATTCTAAGAGATATCTCTCTGAAGATTATATGTTCTGTCAATGGGTCCGTAACATGGGCTTGAAGGTTTGGTTGTGTCCTTGGATGCAGTTGAACCATACTGGATCTTACACGTTTGGTGGTAGCCTTGCTGCTCTAGCATCCGTTGGTGCTGCTGCAACTGCTGACATCTCTAAGATCAAAAAATAACTTGAGGTAATTATATTATGGCATTTGATAAACAAAAGGTGAAAGCAGTCCTCGTTGAAGTATCAAATTCAATGACTCGCATTGATGCAGAGAAGGAATTTATTAAGGATGCGATTGATGCAGCATCCAAACTTCATGAGATTCCTAAGAAGACATTGAACAAAATGGCAAAGGTATTCCATAAGAATAACTATGCCCAGGAGTTGTCTTCCATTGAAGAATTTACTACAATGTATGAAAACATTGTTGGTAACACTGAAAAGTGATAAAGGACTTATTATATTATGAAAATTTCTACACAGACCTTACAGGTCTTGAAAAACTTTGCGTCGATTAATCCTAATCTGTTGGTGAAACCGGGAAACGTACTCAGTACAATTAGCACTAATAAAAATATTCTTGCGAAGGCTACGGTTACAGAGTCGTTCCCGGTCTCATTTGCTATCTATGATATGCAACAGTTCTTGGGTGTGATCAGTATCTTTGAAGATCCTGATTTTACGTTTAATGATAACTCTGTAACTGTTTCTTCTGAAGGAAGATCAGTAGAGTATGTTTATGCTAGCCAGGAGATGGTTGTTCACCCTTCTGAGAGTGTAATTCAAAAGATTGCTGTTACTAATCCTGAGATTACATTTGATCTTACTGCCCAGGGCCTTAACGAAGTAATTAAGGCTACAGCTATCCTACAGCTCGATAAATTGAATGTCATTAGTAATGATGGCAAGGTTAATGTTGTTGTTGCTGACCCTAAGAACCCATCCTCCAATAAGTTCTCTCTTACAGTCAACGGCACCGCTAATGCAGACCTAGCAATGGCATTTGCTGCTGAGAACTTGAAGTTGATTGCTGGAGACTATAAGGTTAATATTTCATCGAATGGTGTAAGCTCATTTAAGAATGATAAGCTAAACCTAGAATACTTTATTGCTGCAGACGTTAAGTCGAAGAAGGCTTAATTTATGCTAGAAGAAGTATTATGGGTTGAAAAATACCGTCCTCGAACTATATCTGATTGTGTCCTACCTAAGGACATCAAGAAGACATTCCAAGCATTTATTGATAGTGGCACTATCCCAAACTTGCTACTAACTGGTACCCAGGGTACTGGTAAGACGACTGCTGCCAGGGCAATGTGCGAGCAGCTCAAGTGTGACTATATCATCATTAACGGTTCAATGAATGGTGGTATCGATACATTAAGAAATGAGATCCAACAGTTCGCTAGTACTGTATCGTTTGGTGGTGGAAGAAAGATGGTCATCCTAGATGAGGCTGATTATCTCAACGCTCAATCCACCCAGCCAGCTTTGAGAAACTTTATGGAAGAGTTTTCAAAGAACTGTGGATTCATTCTAACTTGTAACTTCAAGTCCAGAATCATTGAGCCATTACATTCTAGATGCTCTATTGTTGAGTTTAAGATTCCACCTAAAGAGAAGCCACTACTTGCCGGCGAGTTCTATAAGAGGACTTTGAAGATTCTCGAAACCGAGAACATTACATTCAATAAGAATGTTGTTGGTGAGTTAATTGCTCGCCACTTTCCAGACTGGCGAAGAGTGCTAAATGAACTCCAACGATATAGCGTTGGTGGTGAGATTGATTCCGGTATCCTTGTTAACCTATCTGACGAGCACTTCACTCAGCTTATTACTATCCTAAAGGATAGAAGGTTCAATGACATGAGAAAGTGGGTAGCTGAGTCTAATGATATCGAGCCATCTGTCCTTTTTAGAAAGATTTATGATTCCCTATCAGGGATTCTCAAAGGGACATCTATTCCACAGGCTATCCTAATTCTAGCTGACTATCAATACAAGGCTGCGTTCGTCGCCGACCAGGAAATCAACCTTGTAGCATGTCTTAGCCAGTTGATGGCAGAGTGTGAATACGCATGAATCCGTTCGACTTTGTAAACGCCATCA